GTTTCCCAGTCACGATCGAGTTGGGTATAGATCGTCGCGCTCTAGAGAGAATGATTAATGATCTGAAGCCAGACGAGTCCGAGAACAAGGGCGGAAGGATATGGAACAGATATTACTTGTCTCGTGTCTATGCTCACCTAACGGGAAATCAGGGATTAGATTTAACGGCTGAGCGGGCAAGGCTTGCCAAAGAGCAAGCTGACAAAACGGAGATGGAAAACAGGGTTCGTAGAAACGAGCTTATGGAGGCTTCTTTTGTTGCTAAAGAAGTGGGTGATTTAATCCATGAAGCTAAGACCCGTCTTCTAGCGCTTCCATCTCAAATTTCGGTTTATTTGGCTCATCAGGAACCCGAGGCTGTTGAGTCTCAACTTTATGACGGAATCTACGAAGCCTTATCAGGGCTTGCAGGGGCAACTGAGATCGTTCCTGACGCCCCCGAAGAGACTGACAGTTAGCGAATGGGCTGACCAGGAAAGACGGCTCTCAAGCGAATCTAGCGCCATCCCTGGGCGCTGGAAGACAGACATGGCCCCCTATCAACGCGGGATCATGGACGCACTAAACACGCACAAGATGGTGGTGTGGATGAAGTCCGCACAGGTTGGTGCTACTGAGGTGTTGAATAACGCCATCGGTTACTACATGCATCACCAGCCTGCCCCGATGCTTATCCTGCAGCCGACCCTAGAGATGGGCAAGGCGTGGTCGAAAGATCGATTGACGCCGATGTTGCGTGATACGCCGTGCATATCGGATCTTGTGGGCGAGCGTAGAGGGAAGGATTCAGAGAACACCATCTTGCACAAGGTGTTTCCTGGCGGACACCTCACTGTTTCAGGGGCTAACTCACCCGCCAGTCTGGCGTCACGACCTATTCGGATTGTCGCTGCTGACGAGATAGACCGTTATCCGCCTAGCGCTGGCTCTGAGGGCGATCCGTTAAGCCTGGCTATTAAGCGTGCCACGACATTTTGGAATCGAAAGATCTATGCGTGCAGTACGCCAACAGTGAAGGGTCAAAGCAGGATAGAGTCTCTATTCGAGTCCTCAGACCAGCAATATTATTTCGTTCCTTGCCCAGATTGTGACGAATATCAAAGGCTTGTTTGGGCTCAATTGAAATGGCCTGAAGGCAAGCCTAGTGAGGCTTATTACGTCTGCGAGCATTGTGGTAGCTGCATAGACCACAAATCCAAACGACAGATGTTATCTCGAGGGCGATGGCGCGCTACAACAGAGAGCGATATAGCTGGGTTTCACATCTCGGAGTTGTATTCACCTTGGGTTACTTGGGGTGAGATGGCTGCTTCGTTCTTAGAGGCGAAACGAATGCCCGAAACCTTGAAGACGTTCGTCAATACGTCTTTAGGGGAAACTTGGGAAGAAGAGGCCGAGAAGCTTGATCCGAACGCCATCATGGAAAGGGCAGAGGATTACGAGGTTCCTGAAGACGTTCTAGTCATTACCGCGGCTGTTGACGTTCAGGACGATCGTTTAGAAGCGGAGGCTAAGGGTTGGGGGGCTGAGTTTGAGTCCTGGTCGCTGGATCATCAGATCTGGTATGGCGATCCCTCAAGAAAGGAACTGTGGGAGCAGCTCGAGAAGTGGTTGCTTCAGGTTTGGCAGAGAGAAGATGGTCAGCCGATGCGCATCGCCTCTACAATGATCGACTCCGGCGGTCATCACACAGACGACGTTTACGATTTCTGCAAGCCCCGTTATGGAAGACGAGTCTTTGCCATTAAGGGCATGTCGGGTGTGAGGGAGATTGTCTCTCGCCCAACAAAGACCAATCGAAAGCGATGCCCCTTATTTACGGTCGGTGTTGATCGATGTAAGGACCTGATTTTCTACCGCTTGAAGATGAAGCGCAGAGGGCCTGGGTTCATGCATTTCCCCACTCGATATGACGAAGAGTTCTTTGAACAGCTTACCGCTGAGGAACGAAGGGACAAGTACATACAAGGAAAGAAAATCAGCTACTACCACCAAGCTCGACCTAGGAACGAGGCTTTGGATTTGAGTGTTTATAACGTAGCTGCCATTGAGTTGTTGTCTCCCAATTTTGCGGCGCTTCAACCCAAAGAAGAGGTCGAAGAGAAGCCTAAGGAAAAACCTCACCCCTTGGTTTCGATTAGACCACAGAAGAATTTTGCAACGAGCTGGAAGCGATGACGATACCGACAAACGAGCCCACTAAAGTCATTGCTGGCGATCGCGTTCAATGGACGCATGAGGATCCTGATCGACTCCCTGCTACTTGGACCCTTTCGTATTCCCTTCTGAACTCTGATGGAACGAGAGTCACGATAACAGCCACTGATAACGGTGATGGTAAGCACCTTGTCAGCGAGGTTGCTTCGAGCACTGCTGGATGGGATGCTGGTGAGTATAAATGGCAACGGCATTTGACAAACGGTGCTGTTAGGGAAACGACGGGAGAGGGTTGGGTCACGATTGACTCAAACTTCGCTGTGTCTTCTGTTGACCCTAGGTCTTCGGTAAAGAAGACGTTAGATGCGTTGACAGCTGTTCGAGAGAACAAAGCCACTGGTGATCAACTTTCCTTGGCCGTTGCGGGTCGGAGTATTTCGCGTATGTCATGGGAAGAGATTAATCAGGCGTACGGTCACTTTAGAAGGTTGTTTGAGCAAGAGCTAGCTGAGCAATCAGATGCTTTAGGTACGGAGTCAGAGTCAAATACGGTAAAGGTGTCCTTTAACAATGCTTAAGTTGCTAAGGAGACTTTTCGGTAAGAAGCGTTCATTCGCTTTTCATGGAGCCAATACAGGTAGATTGACCGGCGACTGGTCTTCATCTCCCACACCAATAAACCTTCAAGTTAGGCATGAGTTTGTCACGCTCATCGCTAGAGTTAGGGATCTCGCTAGGAATAATGACTATGTAAGGCGATGGTTGTCTTTAGTTCGCTCTAATGTTGTTGGGCCATCAGGGGTAAGTATTCAGTCTCGCGTTCCTTCAAGAAATAAAAATGGCGGTATTGACGATAAAGCCTCCGAGGCTGTTGAAGAGGCTTGGACAAATTGGGGGCGATACGGCGTACCAGATGTAACCGGAAAGCATAGCTGGGTCTCTCTTCAGAATACATTCATCACTGATGTTATGCGTGATGGTGAAGCTCTGTTTCGATTGAATCGAGCTTGGAATGGTAATGAGTTTGGCTTTGCCCTCAAGCGTTTGGATGTGATGGCTCTCCCTATCGATTACGAGCGGGAGTTTAACGGCAATCAAATCCTTATGGGCGTTGAGCTTAACGCTGATGATCGCCCTGTTGCTTACCATTTATTGCAACAGAGAGCCTCAGATCGAACGTACTTTCATAACGGTGGGGTTTACGAAAGGATCCCAGCAGATCAGATAATCCACGCGTTCTTGCCGGAGTTTGCCTATCAGACTCGCGGTGTCAGCCCCATGACCTCAGCAATGCTGCGCTTACAGATGTTGGGGGGCTATGAAGAGGCGAGTGTTACCAAGGCACGCATGGCCGCTTCAGTGATGGGCTTTTTTACCCGATCTGATGAGGGTATTGGATTTGGTTCGCAGGAAGGAACCAACGCTGATGGCTCTCTCGTTATGGGGGTTGAACCGGGCGTGTTCAAAGAACTGCCCGCTGGTGTAAGTCTAGATACGTTCGATCCTAACGCTCCGCATGAGCAATACGGAGAGTTTGTAAAAGCGACGCTTAGAGGAATCGCTTCAGGGTTGGGCGTTAGTTACAACAGTCTCTCAAACGATCTAGAGAACGTGAACTTCTCAAGTATCCGCGCTGGTGTTCTCGAAGATAGAGAGGCGTGGAAATGTCTGCAGCAATGGATGATTGATGTCTTCTGCAGACCCATTCGTGAGGAATGGACAAAGATCGCTCTTATCAATAGCGCTATCAAAATCAATGGTCAAGCCCCTCGATCGGAGCCTCAGAGGTATATGAAAGCCTCTTATCAGGGGCGTCGATGGGCATGGGTAGATCCCCTAAAGGATGCCAAAGCCAGTCAGGTTCTCTTGAACCAGCGACTAACGACGCGTGCGAACTTGATTAGAGATATGGGCCTTGATCCTAAAGAGGTTTGGGAAGAGTTAGCTGAGGAAGAGCAGCTTTTAGAAGAGCTGGGTATCCCAGCAATGAATGTAGAGGTTGGCAATGGACTTGAAGCACAAGGGGTTGCTGACGCGTAACTTCAGTGTACGCAAATCAGCAATCGATGAAGAAAACCGAACCGTTGAAATAGCCTTTTCATCGGAGGAGCCCGTTGAAAGATTCTTCGGGACAGAGATTTTAGATCACGACCCCTCATCTGTTCGTATGAGTCGAATGGATAGGGGCGGACCGTTATTGGTGGACCATGACCCACGTGACCACGTCGGGGTTGTTGAGTCAGCCAGCATTGGAGCAGACCGGCGGGGTCGGGCTGTTGTTCGCTTCGGTAAAAGTGACCGTGCCAGTGAAATTTTTTCAGACGTGGTCGATGGGATTCGTCACAACGTTTCGGTGGGCTATCAGATCCACCGCATGGCGCCAGATGAAGGTGATGACGTGTTTAGGGCCACGGATTGGGAGCCTCACGAAATCAGTTTTGTCTCGGTACCGGCGGATGCGAGTGTTGGAGTAGGCCGTAGTGGTGACGAAGAGTTTGAGATCAAATTGGAAAGAGAGGTAACTATTGTGTCTGATGACGCAAAAGTCCAAACCATCGAAGCACCGATGGAGAGGAAGCCGGATGCTCCGGCACAGCCTGACCCCAAAGTCATTCAAGAGCGTGCTGAAAAGCTAGCTCGTGATATTGCCGAGAAACGTTTGGAAGGTGAACGTGCTATTCGTGCAGCGGGTAAGGCACATAATCTCGAAGATGTAGCAGAGCGAGTCATCGAGAATGGCGGTTCTATGCAGGACTTCAACGACGAGGCGCTTCGGCAGTACAAAGCCAGCGTTAACCCCGTTGATAACTCTGTATCGGACCCGGATGTTGGTAAGAAAGACGAGCGTCGTTACTCGCTAACGCGATTGATGCGCCATCTGTCAAACCCGACTAACCAGCAGTTCCAGCGTGATGCCGAGTTTGAGCTTGAGGTGTCTGCTGATATCGCTGCTCGATCCAAGGTCTCGCCTCAGGGCGCATTCTTGCCGGACTTCGCTTTCGAGCGTGTTCTGACGGCAGGCACCGCTACAGATGGGGCAGAACTGGTCGCGACTAACCTGCTTGCATCACGATTCATTGATGTACTGCGAAACATGTCGTCTGTAACCCAAGCTGGCGCAACCATGCTTGATGGGTTGGTGGGCGATGTAGCGATTCCGAGGAAAACCACGGCATCGACTGCAGCATGGATCGCGACGGAAGGTGGACCAGCGGCTAACAGCGAACCGCAGTTCGACCAGGTTACGTTGACGCCTCGCACGCTTGGTGTCTACGGCGACTACACTCGTCAGCTTTTCCTGCAATCTACGCCGGCAATCGACGGCATTTTGCAAGACGATCTGGCTCGCGGTGTTGCTCTTGCTATCGACCTCGCAGCTTTGCGTGGTGATGGTACGGGCAACACCGCGTCAGATCGTGACTGGGAAAC